CGAGGTTTATCCGCGCCTTGATATGCTGCCGGGCGTGCGCGAGTGGGTCGGCTCCCGCGTGGTTTACTCGCTGAGCCAGGAGACCTTCACCATCCCGAACCGCACGTTCGAGGAGACGATCGGCGTGCGGCGCGAGCAGCTGGAGGATGACAAGTACGGCATGCTGACGCCGGCGGTGAAGCAGCTGGGCCAGGATGCCGGCTATCTGCCGGACAAGCTGGTGGCGCAGCTGATGGTGAACGGACTGACCACGTTGTGGGTGGATGGACAGGATTTCTTCTCCCCCAACCATGTGAGTTTTCCGAACACCGGCTCGACCGCTGTGAACTCCAATTATCAATCCGGCTCTTCGACCAGTTGGTACCTGATCGATAACAGCCATGTGCTGAAGCCGTTCATTTTGCAGCGGCGCCGGCCGTTTGTGATTACGCCGCGATTTTCCCTGACCGATCCTTCGGTGTTCGACAATAACGAATTCCTGTGGGGCACGGATGGGCGGCTTGCGGCAGGCTATGGGCTGTATCAGCTGATCTACCGTTCCGATGCGCCGTTGAACCTGACCAACCTGATCGCCGCGCGGACCGCGATGGCGGCGTGGAAGCGGCCGGATGGCACGCCGATGGGCATTACGCCGACGCATCTGGTGACGCCGCCGTCCTTGTATCCGGTGGCGAAAGCCTATGCGGAGAACGAGTTCGACCCGCTGCTGACCAGCAATCTGACGCCCAACACCTTCCGCGGGATGGTGCAGGCGGTGGAGAATAAATGGCTTAGCTAACGCTAAACCATTGGCCGCTTGATGCGGCCGCGCACGCATATCTTAAAATTCGGGGACCTGACCATGCAGAAAATCGTCGTCACATCATCTTCGCCGTTGTCGCGTTTTTGCGCCAACACGCATTTCACCGGGGCCATGGTTTTTGACCTCAACCATTTCGACGGCAAGCAGCTGCGCGCGATTATCGCCGATCGGTTGCTGACCGTGGTGGTGGGTGAGGTGCTGACCGAAGATCGGGTGGATGAGCTGCTGGACTATGCGGCGGAAGTGACGATGCCGAAGGCGGGCGATACCTTTGTTTCCGCCACGGACGAGATTAAGGGACCGGCGGAGCTGGTGAGCGGGTTGGCGGTGTATCCGGCGGGCAGCCAGGCGGCAGTGCTGCCGGCGGAGGGTGGTCCGTTGGTTGACCCAGGCAATGCCGGCACGGTCGACCAGGCGCCGCATATTCCGCCGGTGGTGGCGCATGGCCACCATAAGGGCAAAGCCGCGAAGTAATGTCCTACGCTTCCGTCGATGACATGGTGCAGAGGTTCGGGGCGGCGGAGATGATCCGCGCCTCTACACCGGACGGCCAGCCGGCGGTGGCGGTGGTGGCCGCACCGATCCAGGCGGCACTGGATAGCGCCAGCGCGATCATCGATGGGTATCTGCGCGGCCGGTACGATGTGCCGCTGGATGTGGCGCCGGCAGAGGTTAACCGCGCCTGCTGCATGCTGGCGCGCTATGACATGATGCTGGGCGGCGAGCGCGCACCTTCCGAACAGGCCAAGGTGACGCGCGACGAGACCGTGAGCTGGTTGCGGCATGTGGCCGAGGGCAAGGTGCTGCTGGATATCGCGCAGGTGGCACCCGGTGACCAAAGCTATGCCGCGTATTCCACGCGGCCACAGGTGTTTGGCGACCAAGGCTTTACCGATTGCGGCTTTGGCGGCGGCGGATTTTGGGGCAACACGCTATGAGCGAGGTCGCGTCCAACCCGGTGAGCCAGGTTCTGCCGGGGCCGCTGGTGGCGCAGGCCACCGCGATCACCGCGCGGCTGCAGCTGGCGTTTCCGCCCTCGCTGTTCCGATTCAAATATCTGCCGGCGCGGATTGATAAGAGCGCCTGGAACGATTTGACGACCGGCAACCAGCCGTTTCTGGGGCTGGGGTTCCGGGGTTTTGTGCCCCGGCAGAATGCGCGCGTGCTGAACGGCGTGGCGGCGTGGTCCCTGTTGTGCGCGGTGCGGCGCGGCGGCAGCCCGAAAGACCGCTATATCGGCGATACGCTGGGGACTGGCGTGTTGAGCATGGTGCCGATTGCGGCGGCGGTACTGCAAGGTTTTGTCGCCGCCACAGGGTCCGTGGAGGTTACGAAAATCACCAATGTCGCGGCGGATGAATGGGGCGGCGATTCGGCGATTATGGAGCTGAGCCTTGAAGTGCCGGTGACGTTCAGCCTGGATGAGGCGATCGGCAATCCGGCAACCGGCATCTTCAAAGAATTGGCGGCCACCTGGAACGTGCCGACGCCGGCGGGTGGCGTGGATATTTATGAGAGTGATTGGGAGAACCCGAATGTTCCGGCATGAGAGCGTATTTGTGAAGCCGGGTGCTGGCCGCGTGGTGCCGCTGCCGGTACCGGGCGGCAGCATAAAAGTGCCGGCCGAGGGCAAGGTGATCGAGCGCGATTTCCATGTCGAGCGGCTGATTTCCTGCGGCGACCTGGTGGTGGGAAAGCTGCCGGCGGCGCCGTCGGCGGATGAGCCGGTGGCTGAAACTTCCAAAGTGAAAGGCGCTTAAGACATGTCTGGATCAGTCGGCGCCGGCGAGACCATTACCTTCACGGAAATTCCGTACACCTGGAAAGTGCCAGGGCAGTATATGGAGGTGAAGGCAGCGGTTAATGAGAATGCCGTTCTTGCCTTCCCGGCCTATGGCCTGGTGATGGGGCAGATGTACACGGCGGGCGGCAATGCCGGGACGGCAATGCCGGGCGTGACCTACCAGGTGAATTCCGGGCCGCAGGCCAATGCGCTGTTCGGCACCGGGTCGGTGCTGGCGAAGATGATCTGGAAATGGTTGCGCGCGAACCCGTACACGCCGCTGGATGCGGTGGGGTTTGCGGATGCCGCCGGATCAGCCAAGGCGGCCGGGACGGTGACGATTGGCGGGGCGGCGACGGCGGCTGGGACGCTGGCGGTTTATTTTGGCGGCGTGCGCGTGCCGGTGGCGGTGAACCAGGGCGATACCTCGGCTGTGATCGCGGCGAATTTGCAGGCAGCGATCGTGCTGCAGAATGCAACCAGCGGCTATACGCCGCTGCCGAGCCTGACCAGCACCTATACGGCCGCGAGCTCGGTCGTGAATCTGTTGGCCGCGCATGGCGGGACGCTGGGCAACCAGATCGACGTGCGGATCAATTACCAGCGCGGCGACGCGACGCCACCCGGCGTGACGGTGACGATTGCGCCGATGGCCGGTGGCGCGACGGACCCGGCCGCGACGATTGCGAGCTTTCTGGCCGGGGTGAGTTTCTGGTACACCGACGTGGCGTTTGCCTGGACCGACACCACCAATATCGGCGTGTTCAGCAACTGGCTGGTACAGCGTTATGGGGGGATGGTGAAGCTGGACGCGCATGGCTATGTGGCTGTGAGCGGCACTTACGGCACCGTGCAGACATTCCTGCCGAACTGCAAATTTCTCTCCGCGATGGCGATGCAGAATCCGGTGATGCCGAGCTGGGAAGTTGCGGCCTCGATGGCGGGGGTGTGCTGCTATTCCGCCGCGCAGCAGCCGGCGCTGCAGATGCGCAGCGTGCCGCTGCCGGGGGTGCTGCCGCCGGCGTCCGCCGATATCTTTTCGCCGGCAGCGCGCGAAGTGCTGCTGATGGCTGGGCTTTCCACCTTCACGGTCGACAACACCAACAATGTCTATCTGGAGCGGGTGACGACCACCTTCCGGATCGACCCTGGGACCAATGTTGTCGACAGCAACTATTTCGATCTGCAGGACGCGAAGGTGCCGACGCGGGTGCGGTATGACTGGAACGGCTATATCGGCCAGCTTTATCCGCGCAATACGCTGACCAATGACGGCACGATCGCCGCGGCCTATGACCCGAATGCGGTGACGCCCGGCCGGTTGAAGGCGAGCTGGACCGGGCGCTGCGCGGTGTACGAGCAGAATGGCTGGATCCAGAACAGCCAGGTGACTGCGAAGGCCAGCACCTTCGTGATCGACGCCAATGACGGCAACCGGGTGAACAGCCGCCAGCAGATCCAGGTGATGGGCAATCTGATGGTGCTGGCCGGCAGCCTCGAATTCATTTCCAACAATTAGGGGCGCGCATAAATGTCCGGCAGCACCACAAACTCATTCGGCATTATGGACCTGCTTTGGGGTGGGACGAAGCTGGCGGTGGATACCAAGGGGTCCAGCTTTTCGCCGGGCGGCCTGGTGAGCACGGCGGTGGTGACCGGGCGGACGATTACCAGTGCGCAGCAGGTGATGGCGCCCAGCATTAAGGCCAGTTTCGCTCTGACCAAGGGGATGAGCCTGAATGCGATCCGTGCCCTTAACAATAGCGAGATGCAGGTGATCTGTGATTCCGGCCAGACGTTTATTGTGCAAGGCGCGTTTCTGACCAAAGACCTTATGGTGAAGGCAGGCGCCGGCGCGAATGTGTCCGCCGAGTGGAGCGGACAGCCGGCGAGTGAGTCGCTCGCATGAAGGATGGCGAGATCGTGGTGCATCAAGACCCTGATGCGCCGTCCATTTTCGATGCGCCGAAACCCGAGCTGCTGCCGCTGCTGGATGGCAAGGGCGAAGTGGTTGAGCCGGAGGATGAGTTGCCGGCGGATTTTCCGCGCAATGTGCGGCCGGCGCGCGATGGCGACGGCAGCTTGATCCTGACGCTGCGCGGCAAAGGAGCGGTGTTGAATTTTCGCGATGCGGACGGAACGATCCGGTCCGAGACCACCAAGACGCTGACGCTGAAGCGGTTGAATGGCAAGCGGCAGCGGGAACTTCTAGGGGCCCAAGGCACGGACGATTACCGGCCGCAGGTGATCGCGACGCTGGCCGGCATCTCTCTCGGCCGGGCGCGGCTGCTGCATGACGCGATGGATGCCACGGATATTTCGGCGGTTTTGCGGGTGGCGATTTTTTTTACCGTGCCTGGCCCGCGAACTGGCCCCTGATCCTTGGCGCGCTGGGGCGGACATATAATTGGCCGCCCAGCGTCATTGAGGGACTGAGCCTCGAGGATGTAAAATTCTGGCTGGCGGCTTCGCGGCCACCGCCTATGGAGCCGTAAAGCATGGCCGAGGACCTGGTCGCCGAACTGACGCTG